AAGCACGAGTACGTTTTTATCTGCGCAGGTTAGTTCAAGTACGGTAGGAGTAACAACCCAATATGAATGGGGAAAGAGTACGGCCCAAAACTCAACTACTACGTCGCTCGGAACTTTCTCTCTTGCTACAGGACTTAAAGGAACGATGGTTGCTTCAACGAGTGTTGAACAGACCGACTCCCCGAATACTTTTGCTCCATATACTTATGTGGCATTAAAAGCAGGAAATACACAGGGTAAGAAAGGAACTTGCGTTTTGGAAACGATTATTAATTAAGTTCAAGAGTTATCATTCTCGTTAAAAAATGATGTTGGGAGTTTTGCGTCTCGAAAACGCACTTTCTCTCAATCTTAAAAGATTGAATAAGCCACTTATCATTTATGGCAGAAGAAAATGACAACAAGGTAGATGACATCGAAATCCCTGATGAAGAAAATCTCGGAGAACTCGATGAAACTACCGACTGGAAGGTAAAAGCGGACGAATTGCAAAAGAAGCATCGGGAAGCGGGTATTCGCAATCGAGAGCGCACCAAAGCGCTTAAAGACAAGATAACCGTCCTCGAAGGTTCGCAGAAACTTCCAGAGAAACTGAATGAAGCAGTGAAACCGGACGGAGCACTATTGCAAAAAATGGACAAGTTGGCACTTCGCGCGGCGGGAATTACCGCCCCTGATGAAGTGGAACTTGCCCTCTCCACCGCAAAAAAGTGGGGAATGGATGTAGAACAACTGGTGGATGATGATGATTTCAAGGTAAAACTTGAGAAACTTCAAACATCAAAAGCCAATACGCTGGCGACATCGAAGATTCGCGGAGGAGCAGGTTCGGGAACGAAAAACACTCCTGAATACTGGCTCGCTCAGGGCAAACCGCCTACGCACGAACAGGTGCCGGATAAAGAAGCTCGCGTAAAAATTCTTCGCGCTTTTATGAAAAGCGCGGGAACTAGTGGCAAAACGTTCTACAACGATTAGGTCGGAATAGTGATTCGTTCGGTTATTATCAGAATTAACTGAACGAAAATGACGGTAGCGAATACGATTACTTATGAAACGATTTACGAGGACGTACTTCAAGACCGCCTAGATCATCCGACAACGTGGAAAGAAATGTGTGATGTGAAAGTTAATGACACGCGCGTTCTTTCTACTTCCTATATGTCCACGACTCCGGCCGTTACAACGGTAACGCGAGGAACGGGAGTTGTAGGAACGACGTTTGCGGAAACAGCGGAAACGCTGACGATTGAAACGGGACGTGATTTGCTCTTGGTGGTTGATTTAGGAGATTTGGCGCAATCTCCGTGGACGAAACCGATGGAGTTGTTTGACCGCATTGGCGCATTGCTCAATGAATATATTGAGAGCGCGGTTCTTTCGCAGACGCGCACGGCGTTCGGCGCGGGGGATTTGGCGGGGACATCCAGCGCGGATACCACGCAGATCACGGTTTCCGCATCGAATATTGACGACATCATTCGCGCGGTAAAACGGACGATTCGTAAAGCGAATGGTCAGTCGTTTATGAACCGAAATGGAGTCGGATTTGTGTGGCGTGCAGATGACTTTGAGCTTTTGGAGGCGTTTACGCAAGCCAATGGATTTGCGCAAGCGGACAAAGCTCTTGCAGAAGGAACTGTGGAAGGATTGCATTACTTGGGTGTTGATCATTATTGGTCAAACGATAATACGGCGAACCGAGTAATGGCAGGCGTGAAGAAAATTCAACGGTTGGGAATTTTGCGCGGAACCTATGGACAAGCGCACACGATTCCTTTCCCTGGAGCGGATTCAGGAACGATTTTCTCTGGAAAGGGATTTTATTCCCGCGTGGACATCGGACATTTGGTGCCGACAGCGCATACGGGAATTATCTTCTCGCTCTACGTTGCCTAGTTAGTTTTTTTCTTCTGCTCGTGCTTGTGATACGGGCAGAAATAAGAAAATTAAAAAAATGTATTTCTACGACGCAACCAATAAACGAGCCATTTGCCAACTCATTGATGATATTTG